GTTCTGTGGAACTGTAGAGTATGCTTGAGCGATTGTGAATGGGCTCAATGCTTCTTGACCAGCTGTAACGCTAGTTGCGGCTGCGCTTTCGTCTGTTAAAGACTGAGCATAGCGAACACGTAGAGTGTGGATTTGACCAACTGGGCCAGTCATTGGTTGAACACCAACTAATTCGTTAGCGATAACGGTTGGCATAACACGACGGATAACTGGTAGAATAACACGGTTAAGTGTAGCGATGTTACCAGCAGCAGTTGAATCAGAACTTGCGTTCTCTTTCAAATACTTACGAGTGTTTTCTAAGATAACACCCATGCTATTGCGCTTGGTGCCGTTCAGACCTTCCATTAAGGCTTCTTTGGTCTCGCCCCAGCGGCTTTCAAGTAGTTCTTGTGACATTTAAGTCTCCTTTTTCTTTCTTTTTAAATACCTGCCAGGCGCTTGAGTTCAAAGACGTTGCTGGCTTCAGCGGTGTCTTCAGTGGCTCTTGCGGCAGTCTTATCGCCAGTGACTTCAGATACAGATTCGGCAATCACTTTAGGGGCTTTTGCTTGTTTGTTTTCTGCTAATACAGCTGGTAGATACTTTTCGAATGCGTTTTTCAAACGTGGTGTTTGGACGCTTTCGAGTAAATTACGCATAACTTCTTGCTTTTCCTTGTTTAAGGGACGTAGCAATTCACCAAGAGTGTTTTCACGCTCATTGGATTCACGAAGGATACGCAAATCACGTTCTTTACTTTCAACAAGTGCTTTTGCACGAGCTGAGAGTTGGATGGCTTCGTCAAGTTTACGATCTTTTTGTGCAAGCATATCGTGCAACTTGCGAACTTCTGCTTTCTCATTTAAGTGAGTAGCACCAAATTCTGTTGCGTATGCTTCAAAAATCTTACGTCCAAAATTGTTCTCACGAGCAACTTGGATGTCTTCTTTCAACTGACTAAGTTCAGCCTTCAAATGCTTGCTAACAGCGTGGGTCATCTTAGCAGAAGATTCGGCAACGAACTTCTTCTTAAGAGCTTCCAACTTAGCACGAGCTTCGCTGACCAACTTAACTTTGGTGTTAACCAAGTCTTGCTTGTCTTGTGCGAATTCACGGATCTCGCGAGCGAGAGCGTGAGCAACGAATCCTTCGAGTTTTTCGAGGCCTTCGTTGTGTGCTTTACGATCCTTACGTAGTTCGCCAAGTTCCTCAGCTAACTTAGTAACTAAAAAGTTGTTGAACTTTGTAGCTGACTCAGTCATCTTTTGTTGGAACTTAACACGATCTTCTGCAATAGTGCGTTTTTCAGCAGCTACAGCAGCGATCTCTGCGTTCAGACCTTCTGTTACCATGCGATCCAGGGCTTCCACCATCACTGTTTTGTCATGTTCGTAGCGTTGTGCGAACTCTTCGCGGAGTTCAGCACGAGCTTGTTCACGAGCTTCATTCAACTTGGTTTCCCAAGCTTCATTGATCTCTTGACGAGTTTCCTCGGTGATCAAGGTGCTATCTAGTAATGGTTTGATTGCATCTAGCATCAATTTCTCCTTAGATCTTAAGATCCTTGATCAGCTTGACAACTTCGCTTTTCAAGTATCTTTCTACCCTGTTGTCCTGTCCTGCATCCTTGGCAATCTCCATAAGTCTATGACCATACTTCATATTCATGAGTCCTTCATAGATAGCTTTTGGATATGCGTTTGGCGCACTGGGTTGGGCAACTACATCAACAGTAACTATTTCAAAGTCACTGACATGTCCTGTTCTGTCGTCGACGTTTCCTGATCCACGACTTGAAACACCAAGTTTTACACCACTATCCAACATAGTCTTTACGAGCTGACCCATTGGAGTAGGTAATAACTTGAGTTTTCCGTATCCTGTTGAACCTTCGTACCACATTCTATCGATAACGTGGCTTACTCGGTCCAAATTGATTTTAAGGTCATCTGGGTGATCAACTTCACCCATAACGCTATGACCTTCTAAGATTTGTGCATTGATATAATCAACTGCTTTACGTATTTCATGGCCGGGGTAAATGCGCTCGTTGGCATTGCGTTTATCTCCTTCAATGAAG